AATTTCTCTACCAGTAATAAGGTAAGATTTACTACACCTATGTTTGGTGGTTGGGATGGTTTTGATCCTCGCAAGAATCAGTTAGAGACCGAGCAGTCTACTGGCACTGATACACTTTCTGGCGATTTTAATACAGCCATTAAGGTTCTAGCGAACCCCGATGAAGTTGACTTTAACTTGATCGCAATGCCAGGTATTACATCTTCGGCTGGTGGATCTCTTACTCAAAGATTGTTGGATATGTGTTCAACAAGAGCTGATGCGTTTGGTATTATTGATATTGCAAACACTACAGCCACTGGTGCAGGTTTGGCCTTGTCGGTTGTTAATGCACAGACAGAAGCAGCTAAGTATACTTCAAACTATGGTGCTACTTATTATCCGTGGGTTCGTATTAATGATATTGATAACGATAAGCTCGTTTGGGTTCCTCCCTCGGTAGCTGTTATGGGTGCTTACGCATTCAATGATAGAGTTGCTCAGCCATGGTTCGCACCTGCTGGATTTAATCGTGGTGGCTTGGACGAAGTACTTGAAGTTAGAAGAAGATTGACACAGGGTCAGCGTGACGATCTTTATACTAATAATGTTAACCCAATCGCTACATTCCCAGGTCAAGGTATTGTGGTCTTTGGTCAGAAAACTCTACAGGTAAAACAATCTGTATTGGATAGAATTAATGTTCGCCGTATGATGATTGAGGTTCGCAAGACCATTGCTGGATTCTCACGACTCTTCATCTTTGAACCTAACTCTGTTGCGACAAGAGAGCGTCTATTAACTCAAGTTAATGATTATCTCTCTAGTGTACAGGCAGCTAACGGTGTTAATGAGTTTAGAGCGGTATTGGATGAAACCACTACCACACCAGACTTGATTGATAGAAACATTATCAAGGGTAAGATCTTCTTGAAGCCCACCACCGCAGCTGAAATCGTTATCTTTGACTTCACCGTCACACCTAACGGCGCAGCTTTTAGTGAGTAAAAAACTTAATGGGATGGGGTTTCGGCCCCATCTCGTTATATTTTTTTAATGAGTAGTGTATTTATTGTAGGATGTTTATTAAAATTAAAATGAAGATGGAGATTTAGAATGCCACAGCCTTTTGAAGTCAACGCGATGCTGGCAGATACATTTGAACCTAAGAGACAAAATAGATTTTTGTTTCAGTTTAATGATGACACTCTTCCGGCGTATATCGCACGTACAGCGGCTAGGCCATCTTTTACACAAGAAACTGTCACGATTGATTACTTAAATACCAAGCGCTATTTGGCTGGTAAGTTTGAGTGGAACACAATGTCTATCGGTCTACATGATCCCATTGCCCCTTCGGCGGCTCAGAAGGTTATGGAGTGGGCTCGATTGGCACATGAAACAATTTCTGGTAGAGATGGATATGCAGCTTTTTATAAAAAGAATTTTAGTTTGATCGCCCTTGATCCTGTTGGTGCTGCAGTAGAAAGATGGGAAATCAGAGGCGCTTTTATTACTGATGCGACGTTTGGTGATTATGATATGGGGTCAAGTGAAGTAATGCCTATTGATATTACTATTCGTATGGATGAGTGTATATTGAGATACTAAAGTATGTTTTATAGTTTTTAAATGTTTTTTAAGAAGGGCAAAATTGAATGACCGAAATTAATGTTGATTTGCAAAAATCAAAAAAAGAAGAAGAAAAAGAAGTTTTAACTCCAGAAGAAATGGCAGGTATTGAACGGGCTCAAAAAATGGGAGCGGTGGCCAATGAGGCCTCCGCTTTCAGAGTTCCAACCGAGTTTGTACAGCTTCCGTCATTTGGTTTGGTTTATCCTCCCAACTCTCCGTTACATAATCTTAAAGAAATTGAAGTAAGATATATGACTGCAGCTGACGAAGATATTCTTACGTCAAGATCCTTATTGCGAAGCGGTAAGGCTATTGATGCAGTTTTACAGAATTGTATTTTGGATAAAAGAATAAATCCAGAAGAACTTCTGTCGGGAGATAAGAATGCACTTATTACATTTTTAAGAGTAAGTGGATACGGAGCCGATTATAAGGTGGAGATTGATTGTCCTTCATGTGAAGAAACTTCTAAGTATGAGTTTGACTTAAGTCAACTTCAAATGAAAACTTTAGATATTAAACCTTTGTCCGAGGGTGAAAATAGATTTCATTTGCAGTTACCATCGGGTACTCATATAGAATTCAAGTTTCTTAATAGTGCAGAAGAAAAAGAAATTTCAGATGCGCAGGATAGGATCAAAAGAACAACCAACTCTCCTGTTGATAGAAATGTTACTACGAGACTTAAGAACACAATCGTTTCTATAGATGGAAGTAATGACCCATCTCTTATTAATAGTTATGTAGACTCACTTAATGTTAGGGACTCCCGAGCACTAAGAAAGCATATGGAAGATAATACTCCAGATATTGATATGAAACAAGATTTTGAATGTGCTCATTGTGGACACCGAGGGGAGGTGGATGTGCCGATTTCGGTCGGCTTCTTTTGGCCTGAAGACTAATAAAGATTTTTTTTATAAAGAGTTATTTGACATAGTGTATCATGGAAAAGTATCATTTCAAGACGCGTATAATATGCCAATTAACTTAAGAGCATGGTGGATAAAAAGAATTAATTGGACATTGGAAGAGCAGCGAAAGGCTGAAGAAAAGGCCAACAAACAGATGTCAAGATCGTCTGGGCCGAAATCAAAAAAATGATTAATATATTTATCCCTTTACTATGTTTTTATGGTAGAGGGATATTTATTTTGTACATTCATATATTCACAACTGTAGAGATCTGGTATGGCCGATATTGCCAATAAACTAAACAAAGAGTCCGAGGGCTTAGCTGCATCATTTGTGGAGGTCAAGGCCAATACAAATGATTTCGGTACAGCTCTTACTGAAGCCACCAAGAGCATGGCGGAGTTTAGTCAACAATACAAAAAAACTGCGGAAGATATTCCAGCGGCCACCAAGGGAATAATGGCTTCACTAAAGAACGCCCTCTCTAAGGCTGGCGGTGCATTTAAAAGAGTACCAGGCCTAACTAAACTGGCTGCTCTTGGCCCTCTTGGGGCAATCACAAGTGCCGCTACACTACTATTCAAGCAGTTGATGCAAGTAAGTGATACAATCGCAGATTTGTCAAAATCCACAGGATTAGTAGGAAAACAATTAAAGGTTGTATTCAAAGAAGTTAAGGCCGGTGCTGCAGGCATGCACGCCTTTGGTATGGGATTGAAAGAAGCCGGTGTACAAGCCTCTGCATTAATAGATTCCTTGGGTAACGCTAATAAGGTTACAGGAAAACTTATAGATGTTACAGCACGAGTAGCAAAAGCTATGGGAGGAAGTGCACAAGAATCCGCGGCATTGGCAGATAATCTTATAAGGGGGTTTGGAAAGACAGCTCCTCAAGTTGAAAAATTTGCTCAAAGTATAATGAACTTTGCGACTAAATCAGGCGTTAATGCTCGTAAGGTTATGAGAGATATTTCTAACGATAGTAATCTAACAGCAATTTATTTAAGTCGTGGTGAAAATTATATGGCCAAGACGGCTGTTATGGCTGCCAAAATGGGTAAGTCAATGGCTGATAACATGAGCACTACAGATGCATTTCTGGATATAGATAGTGCTATGGAAATAACAGCCAAACTGAATCAGTTTTTTGGTAGTAATCTTAATGCGTTGAAACTGCACAACATGGCAATAAAGCAAGACGTTATTGGTACACACAAAGAGTTGAATAAGGTTTTTGGTAGTTCACAAGGCCTTGCTAGGATGGAAAGGATGCCTGGATACGCTAAACAACTAGGCGCGAAAATTGGCCTTAATATAAAAGATATGCGCCAATTCGGAAAAGTTATGGCAGATCTGGAGAAAACTGCGCAAGGGCCCACAAAACAGCAAATAAAGTTAAATGATTATCTTAAGGACGCAATGGCAATGTGGGAACAACTGAAGGGTCTTGTGGCTTCTGCGTTATTACCCATGTTTACGGAATTGGGTACAATGCTCCATGATCAACTAAAACCTATGATGAATGAAGCTACCGGTATGGCTAGTGCATTTGGTAAGGCCATTAATCAAGCGATGAGCGGCGCCAAAGGCCTTGGACCTAAGTTAAAAGCTGCCATGGGTGTGGTAATAACAACCTTAACTCCAATTTTTGATAAGATGGGAAATATCATTGGTTCAGCCTTTATGAATGGTATTGGAAATTGGTTTAAACAATCTCCGTTGGGTAGATTTATTGTAGGTGCGATGGCTGGCGGTAAGTTGGGAGCTATGGGCGGCGCAATCGCCGGCCCCAAAGGTGCCTTAATAGGAGGTATTGGCGGCGCGCTCGTGGGAGGCATCGGTGCACTTGCATATAATGCCACTGGTCAAGTTCATAATAGCCCAACCTTAGCTTTGGTAGGTGAAGAAAATAGAAGTGAAGTTGTTGTTCCTACGGAAAGAATACGAAAAGGTCTTCCTGTAAGTCAATCTGTTTCAAGAGAACTACAATCTATTGGTGTTCCTGGGTTTAATATGGGTTTTTCTAATGTTTCG